TCAATCCCAATCGGAGTTCAAATCGATTGCGTTCAACTTTTCGAATGAATCAGCCGACAAGATGGAGGCTTTCAAGGCAGCGGCCTTCTGAAGTAGAAGGATTTTACGTGCCGCTCCGTCGCTCAAAACCTGTTGGATCTGAGGGGCGCTATGAATCCTATATTCTTTTCGATCGTTTTTGTCCGTACATTTGTAAGGGACGGATGCGTTCAAAGAAACCGAACCGATCAAATTTAGTTGATCGTCCCTATCCGAATCATAAAAATGGGACGAGCCCAGTGCATCGGAATTAAATCCAGATACGATTTTCGATTCACAGATCCGTTCTACAGATTGCAGATGTTCGCTTTGGATCGGTAGAAAATCTAGAATCCAACCGGATTCAACGTGAATCTGATTCGGTAGAATTTCTCCGCTCGCATCACGGAGTGGTTCGTCCTCCGTTTCAGTTTCCAAATCCATTTCGTCGTCCCACTGAAAGAGAATCCGCTCCAACATTGTAATTTTATGATATACCCTTTTGGGCTGATACTCCACAACGATTCCGTCTCGGAATGCGGCCTTGAACGTTTCGCCCACTTGAGGATTGTAATGTACTGCAAACACGATTTGATGAGAACCCGGATCAAAATTTGACCACGCCGCAGTTCCTTCTAGTCGGTTCGGATCGGTATTAATCCAGATTACTTCTTTCGTTTGTTTATCTATGATATAATTCATTATGCTACCCTGATTTTGTATTTTACTGCGACGAACGCAGGTGTTGTTTCGTTGCCTTTACGAGGGGTCCCGTTTGTTCCGTCGGTTGTAGGAGGCAAAGGATTCCCTGTTCCAATCGAACCGCCAGGCTGGACGGCGGAACCGCTGTTACTTACTGCTTGGATTACAAACGATTGAAACTGATCCTGCCCCGCATATCCAACAGCGCCGCCGTCATAGTTGCCGCCAGCGGCTTTCGCACGCGAGCTGTGAACTCCTGCGCCTCTCGCAAAGATTCCTCGCCTATCCGGAACGTTAAACGTCGTTGATCCATCCCCAAAGCCATACTCCACGTTGATTAGCATGTCTCCGGTTTGGGAAGAAGTCAGATCGATTATACCACCGGCTGTAGTTGATGAAATTTGAAAATCGTTCGTCGTCGGATTTCGAGCATAATAATTTACTAATGCTGTGATTCCGCCTCCTGTGAAGTTAAACTTTACGAGTTGTCCCTCGAGGAGACCGTGAGCGGTTACGCTGATGCGGTCTGTTGCGGGAACGATTCCAGTTACTGATTTGCGAATAAGATTCCAGAGAGTTGAAAAAGTAGTTCTTGAAATAGATTGTGCATTCGCTTCTTTAAATATAGAAGTAGGCGCAATATCCAGATTGTCTTCTATAACGCTTCCCAGCGGAATCAGCAGATTCAAAATATTTGCGTCTGTCTGATCGTGTCTATCCTTCGAATACTGACCATTTTCATAAAGACGATCGATTTCATCATCAATCAAATCACCGTCGGCAGGTGTATTTTTTGACCAAGTTCGTGTTTTTGTTGGATTAAAAACTGCCATATTTTATTTTAACTCCTGTTCAAATATTACAAAACGTTCATGCAATTTAAATGGTTGTTCGATCTGAAAGTAGGATCGGATCACTTCTTTCATTTGTTTCAAATCCATTTCTCGGAAGAATTCAGACTCAAGTCCGTTTCCATTTTTTTGAAAGCCTTTTGTCTCACAATATTGCAAGAGGCTTGAATGATCTGAAAACGCCGCGATCGGAAGCATTTCGATTCTCGCCTTCTCTTTTCCTGCAATCTCTATACATGTCTCTCTGACTAAAATCTGTATCATTGGAACTCCTCTTTTATTATGAAATCGTAAACTATAAGATTGTCTTTTGGTTTCGAAGGAAAAGACTTAAGAAAAAGCAAGTCACCATCTTCATCAAACAAGCCGATCTCGTTTATATTTATCCCGATGAGTTCCGACTGCTTGATTGTCGCTTTAAAACTTCTCGTTCCATCTGGATTGTTTTGAATCTCGACGAGTTTTCTAAAAACTTCGTTCTGCAAACCCGTATCTGATTCTTGCGGGACTCGCGGGCTTCCCGAAACGAGGCCGCCCGTTCCAAACCCAATTTCAAACGGCTGAATTCCAACGTTTGAGCCCGAGAGAATTGTAAAACCATTGAGTGGCCAGCTTCCATCTAAAATCGATGAACGAAGAGCAGACCCGTAGAGCCGTCCATTCAAAGTAGAGGTTTCAAAACGGTAGTTTATAATCGAACGAACACCACCGGCGCGGATCTGTGCAATCGCCTTGTTGAATTCAGGACTGACTACGACTGTATCGATTGAGCCTGAAAATATGACTCGAATTGTAGCCGGTCTTTTCGAACTTCCTGACAGTGGATACTCTCCATTCAGAGTCAATGATCCGTCGAGATACATCGGAACACCGGAATAACATAGCTCTTGAATTTCATAGAGCGTTCCGGTCCCAGCGAGAATCTGAGAACCGATTTCATTCATCGAATAGATGTCACCTTTAGATTTTTGCTTTTGTCGTGCGATGGAAAGGAAAATGCGACACCTAAAATCATCCATTCCGTTGCGAGGCTGTTTAAGATTTTTGCCGATTAGATCGAGTAACGCTCCCGATTGGATTCTATAATCCGAAACGCCTCTGATTGATTCGAGCGTTGTTCGAACTTCGTTTAACAATTCGAGATCCGCTTTCCATTTTCTACCGATTTCAGAATCGGGATCACGAGTAAAAAGTGAAGTTGGATATTTTTGAAGAACTTCTTCGATCGTCTTCATAGAAAGTTTACCTGAATGTTTGTGGTGACGAGCTTCGCTCTTTGTCGGCTGCTAATTATAAGCTCATCTAATGTTGCGGGTGCTGAGAGACCAACCTTAACTGCCATCGACTTGATTCCATGAACTTTAACGGAATCGTATTCGGACAAACCACTTTGAGACGCGATCAGTTTCCATGCGAAAACGTCCTCGCCGGTTCCGCCTCCTTTGTATGAGATCGAAACAGGTCCAATCACATCGATACCACCTATCACCTTGATACAATTTGTTTTTACGATCGTTTCTGAACCGGTTTCCCAAAGAGTTAGATCACGTAGAATGTCGATTTTCACGAAGATTGGAATATCAGTTGGTCGATTGAAATAGTAGGTTCGTGGAATTCCTTTGTTATCGATGAGGGTTGTCGAATTTGATCCCAACGATTCTATCCCACCGGGCCAGTTCTTGAGGAAACAATCTCCGACCTCCGCCGGTGTTCCACCTTCGATGACTGCCTCCATAGAGTGAGGCGGGCGTCCTTCAATGTCTACGAAGTCCGTTACGTTTTCGTAAACCTTTGCGGATAGAACCGATTCAATATTATTTAACGCGCCTTGAACGTTTGCGGCCGAACTTCCGCCGTTGATTCCGGAATCAATAAACCTGTTTAGATATTCCGAATCTGTTTCGATCACTCTGCCACCTCGCGCCGGTTCCGGGTTTGTTACAGAATCGATTCCGGTGAGAGCCGTATTGATCGTTGTGATCGAATTTGCGCTTACGTTGCCCGAAATACCATATTCAATATTGAGAGCTTGCGCGTTGAGTAAAACGCTTCCTCCGGAAACAGTTCCGGATTCGATCGTAATGAACTGGATTCCGCTGCCGGTCTGACAAATCGTTCCTATATTCACAAACGAACCGTTTACGCCGGAAAAACGCAAACCTACGATTGCTCGTTTGGCTGGTTGACGTTCGGAACCGAGAGGATTCAAAACTCGATCCAACGAAACGCCGGTTGCGGTATGAGCAAAGATCGAATAGAAAACGTCTTCTGCCAGTTTGTGAATTTCTTCCAACTCATCCGCGAGGATTCTCATACGGATTCCGTCCTCGCTTACAATCGACAGGTCGATGTCAGATCCAAGCTGTGTCCGATACTTGTTTTCCAAATCGGAGATGATTTCGTCCCTTGTTTTGCGTATGAATCCCTGTGGAGTAACGGCCATTACACTTCTCCTGTAATTACACCGTGAACAGTGATTGCAGAAAAACGAATATTCAAAGTTCTGTTACTACTCAGTTCGTCTATGATTTCAATGTTTTCCACCGAAATGGTTTCCGGATCTCGTTGTAAAACTTTCCGGATTTCTAAAAGGACTCTGGTTTCAGGAATCTTACTTGAGAAAATCGTATTCCAGTCGACCCCCGTCAACGGTTCATAGACAGATTCTCCGAGACACAGTCGTATTGAATGTTTTATACGTTGCGAGTAGTATTCCAATCCGTCTATGACAACCGGCTTTCCGCTGGCTCGAACGATGTCGTTGTTCTCGATCTTCAAGCCCTTCATCCGATCTTCACCTTGTGAGAGAGGATTTGATCAACTTCCGATTTACGCGCAGTCAATGCCGTTACGATCGCAGGCGATAGGCCCGCCGGCGATCCGGGAACCGTATTCGTTGTGAACGCAGAAGCGTTGTTTATAAAAACGTCCAAAATCATTTTAAGTAATTGTGATAGAGTTTCACCCAATACGGCTGATTCTGAAAGATCGATCAGTCCGCCTCGAATTTTGATCGTATCTCCGTCGAGTTGAATCAGAGATTTGCCCTGTTTGTGTCCGATCAAGAGTCCTGAAAGGTTTGCGGTCGTCGCAGGCGGGTCGAGTTCTCGTTTAAATCCACAAACCACACAAGCACTTTGAAGATCGAATACAGACTCGGAAGTTACTGTTGAAATTCCACGGACCGCGTCTGACATATCATGAGTTGAAAACGAAATCCAAACACTGTCGCCTCGTTTGTAATCCGGCTTGATATAGAAATCACCGGCCCAGATTGTTCCTACTCGGATGTTCGAAAGAACAGGAAAATCAACTTCTTGCCCTTGACCGTCTTTCTGTTTAAAAGGCAGTTTTACATTAGCTGTCATTAGGCTATGATTAAACGATTCGATCGTTCCCGGAAGCCCGACTTGAACCTGAGTGAGACTCTTCTTGATTGCCTTTAGGATTGCATCCTCCAGAGAAATCATAACGGACGGACCTCAAGCTCCGTATAGTTTGTAGTTTGGAACGTTGAAAATCTATGTTTGCCTTTTACGATTCTACATTCTCCGTCTAAACTTCCCCCTTTCACAGAAATCACCTGATTTAGTTTAAACTTGTGACGAAATAGACTCGTAATTTTCCAGGTCTTTTGATTCTTCTCCGGAACTCCGATCAGCCCGGACGAATTGTCTAAGAAAATAGTGCTCGGTTTAGAAGGAGGATCGAGTGGGGAGATATGCAAAAGGCCGTCTTCTATCCAATACTCCGACTCAGTCAGTTCGCAAAAACGTTTGATACATTCTCCTAATGTTCTCGTCGCGCTGAAATTGATAATTTTGTTTTCACCTAAGAGAATCGTTCCCGGTTTGATATTACCTTGCGTTAGGATATCGAGTATAACGGTTTGCGCCGGAAGTTTGCTATACGTTTTCATGATATAGAAACTATTCCAGGAACCGGCGTTTGCCGAGATAGTGAATTCTAAAATCTTATTCGGTCCCTCCTGTTTCATTCTGGGAAAAATCACTTCACCGCTTACAACAAGGCCGTTCTCATCCTTATACCCCGCGCTCAACATGGCTGTTGGATATAGGAATCCTTTTCCCTTAGCCTTTGCTCCTACCATTTCCATCGTATCGTCATTCACGTTGAATAATTGAACTTTTGTTATATTCAATTTCTCTAAATCCGATTCGAATTCCATATCAAACGGAGGATAGGTGAACTCCTTTCCTAAGCCCGTTTTGGGAAGAATTTCAAGAGATGCCACTCGCCCGTAAAGTTTCGGATTTCCGATCATACGGCGTCCTCGATGATACAGATTTGAACCGTAGACCCGAGTGTCTCTCTATTGACTGTAATAACGTCAATACTCTCTTTATACAAATCGTCGAGACAAAGAGGAATCAATTTGATATGATTCGGAAATCCATCGACTACGAAGTGGCTCAACGCAATACCGTAAACGAGTTTCGTTGAAAACAAAATCTTGTTTGCAGTATCGCGAGCGAGGACTGTGATGAAGTCGCCGATGTCGTTGTAGTTGAATTCAAACTCGTAGTCCTTCCCATCAATTTCATATTCGTAACGAACCGGAAAGGTTTTAGAGTTAAACGGTAAGTATTTTAATGTTGGCATATTAAGATTTAACCTTAAAAGAATGATATACCAATAGATTTTGTTTTAGCAGGATTCATTTTACTTGGGTCTACGTTCACTTCTTTGGTTGGTTGTTTTCCCATGGATTTGACCGGATTCAATTCTCTCGTCTTTGCCTCTACGATTTGAATCGGATAGATCGACAGACTGAGACTAACGTCATCTCCGGAATCCTTAGATTCAGAAAATGTAATGTCTCCGATGAGTAGGTTTGGGATTTCATCCATCGAGCGTCCTAAATATTGTTTGTTCGGATCATCGGGCGGAACATACCGAAAGAACGACGGGAGTAGAGACAGTAGCTTTGTAAAGACGCCGTCGGTGGTATAGCCAAGCAGTGTCACAAACGTTCCATTTGTCTGCCAACGGACCAAGGTTTCTAATTTTTCGTCTACTGTTACGTTACGGAAAGAAAATATAGTGATGGAATTTGAAAGGATAGCACTGAGCGAAATTCCCCTTTGTCCTGGAATGACATGATCCGTAACGGACGTCTTTCCTCTCTCCTTTTCAATCGGATGTTGTGTGACCTCTGCGGGATAGCTATGTTGCAACTCCACAGACACGTTGAGTTCGATTTCATCGTCGCCGTCCGTGAGTGCGATCGTATCTCGTCCAGTCAATATTCCCATTACATTGCCTCCGGCGACAGACCGGAGCCAAGGCCGATCTTAATCGCGATTTTTTCCAACTCTCTTTCTAAATACTCAGCAAATATATGAGCGTTTTCTGATGGAGAGCCCGCTCCCAGGACAACATTTGCGATATTGACAACGATCCCTCCGGAGGATTTAGACCGTCCCAAGGATCCGAGGTTTTTTACTGCGACGAGATTGTCGTCCGGATGTGTATGGATCACTTTTCCGGATTTTGTAATGATTGCATCTTGAACACTTGTAGCGTTATCCGCCTTTCCTGGTTTTCCAAAATTGAAGATCCCGGAAGGTAAGATTCCAGAAAAAGCTTCTTTGATTTTAGGGCCTATGCCTTTGAATAGATTTCCCATGATTTCAGGAAGGGATTTAAACCATTCAATTATTTCATCGAAGTGAGCGGAGATAAACGAAACGGGAAAGAGTGCGGTGATAAGCTGCTTCCCGTATTTTTTTGCGAGATTGATTAAATAATCAAACGCTTGCCCGAAGATCTTTTTAATATCAAAATCTTTGAATGGACCAAGGAAATCTCCGATAATCGACTCACCTCCATCCATCCAGACGAGAAGATCATCAACGATCAAAACGATCGCGGCGATGGTTGCGGCCACAGCCGCGCCTAACGCAATAAAAGGAATCCAAGGAGCGATCGCAGCCCAGCCGGCAACTGCCATTCCGTAGAGAGCGGGAATCATTCCGCCGGCGGTAGCGGCGGATGTAATGGCCATCTTCGCGGCAATGGCTACCAACACGCCCGTAAACACCGAACCGAATATAACCAACGCCCCTTTGACTCGATTGACCGAGTCCTCTCCAACAGTAAAATATTCTAATATACTCACAAACATTGCAAGAAACGGTTTCAATCCTTCCAGAAGCACTTTTCCAAATATTACCTTGAGATCCCCCATACGTTGATTGTAAGACTGAAAAATTGCAGACGCAGATTTCAGGTGTGATCCATACGCATCTTGCAACGCGGCATTCTCTTTGAGCGCTGAGGATATGAGTTTTTCTCTCGCGAGACGCTTAGAGACTTCCGTCATCGCTGAATTATTGATCTGATTGAATTCTTTGGTATATGAGGAGAAGAGTGCTTTGTTCTTTTTTAGAAAATCGTCGGAGCCGGTTTGAATGGATTGATACGCTTCATTCATAGAAGCGGAAAGATCGGAACCGGTTACTTCCGCAACTTGAGAGAGCCCAGAAAGATTTTTGGAAATAAAATCGACGGACATTCCCGCTTTCATTGCGTCGTTTGCGACCTGTGAAAGGCTCCCTTCCGAAGCCAGCCCTTTCGAATTCTGAATGGTTTGCGTGATCGCAGATTGAAGTTTCGGATACTGGGATCCGGAAAGAGTCTGGAGAATTCCATTCTGCTTTTCTAATGCAGTGGCGGCCTCGATGGAAGCCGTTGCGAATGATCCCACAGCGAACGCGATACCGATCGCGACAACCTGCCTGAGCATTCCGGAGAGTGAGCCGGCGCTGTTTGCAGTGCCGGACATTTCCTGATTGAGCTTTTCGAGTTCTTTGTCTGTGAGTCCCGCGGCCTTTGCGGTTGCGATCAGTTCCGAATCCAGTTTCAAATCCTCACGGGATTTTGAAATCAAACGCTCTATGTTCGATTCGGTCGTATGGAACTTTTTAGCAAGTTCGGAAATGGCCGGGTCAACTTTCCCCGCAAGACTATCTCCAATCGATTCACCAAACTCTTTAAACGCTTCCGCTTGGGAATCCGTAAACAAATCCAGATCCCCGCCGAGGTCCGCAAACTGAGTTTTTACGGAGTCTAACTCGTCTTTAACTTCTTTCAGTGCATCCGTTGCAGAACCTTCTTTGAGATTTAGAGCTACATTTAATTGTCTCAGAGACATTTTAACCTCGAATGAGTTTTGCCAAAACTTTCAGTTCGTCCATTTTTTCTTCCGCTTCCCGTTTCTTTCTTCGGTCGACGACTTCCATGATTTTTGCATACGCGACTGTCGAAGCCTCTTCAATCTCAGTTTGACTAAAATGAGCAACTCCCAGTAGGAACGGTTTCCAAATTTGAATCTCTCGATCAACCTCTTCGTCTATCCATTTCATGAATTCGTTTGTCGAAGGGACCTCTTCAAAATTTGGAAATCGATTATTCCAACTCCCACTTAAGAAATCGATTCGCGAGTCGCAGCCATACCTCCACATGGTTCGGAGCGATTGTGTCTAACGTAGGTTGAAATGTATGCCCGAATGCAACGACACAGTATTTGAAAAACTGATCGAGCAGACTGTCTTGTTTCAGACCGTCTGTCAGACTGATAGAGTCCTGTCTCCACCGAAGAGCTTTTCTATTTCCCGGATGTTGCAGTTTGTATTTACGTCCATCCACAAAATGAACGGTTGCCACTTTTGCATCGTCGTCAACTTCCAGAAGAATTGGATCGGATGGTATGGATTCCATTTGCGGTTTTGAATCCGTTCTGATCAGTTTCGATTCGTCTCCACCTGATGCCGGTCCAGTGCTTTTTATATTATGCGTCATGTTGTTAAAACTCCTTTGTAATCCGGAAGAAGAAAAACCCAAGTCCGGTCCTTGTATTCCTTACCGCGTTCAATTGTAGGTCGTTCCCAAACTCTTCCCTGTGCGGAAAAACCTAACATGCCTCCGTCCGATTTGTCTTTCATCGTAAACACACAGGGAAGACGTCCTTCCCCCATTGCGAAAAAGAATTCGTTCTCGGGAGAGTCTCCCATTAGGACGATCGTAAGTTTTACTCTTCCGTCGTAGACTTCGGAGATATTCCAATCGCCTTTGATTCCGACCTGAGATAGGATGTATTCTTTCGTAACGGGTTCGATTTTAAAGAAGCCATCCACTTGGCTCATTCCTGAAACTTCACGTCCGTTACAGTTTACGTTGAGTTTTTTTGGATCCCAAATTCCGTTCATTCCTGAATACTCCTTAGGTTAATTCACCGTTGATGTCGACTTCGTTGATTGCTCCTCGGAGACGACACGAAAACGTGACGTTAGGCAAAATACGATTGTTCCGATCGTTCGTCGGAATCTCATCGATCGTTTCGGGTAAGTTGATTTTATATTGATAGTCTCCGAGATCGGAACGAGTGTTGTCCGCGTCCGTTTCGACACGCGCAATGATTCCTTGACGACCGGCCTGAACGAAAACTTCTCGCATCCGCGCCTCTATCATCTGAATTCCCTGAATCGTATACGGAACCACATCAGAGTTTAGAAATAGACTCGTGATGTTTTCTCGGAGTCGTGCCTTCAACCAAACCCGGTTTTCAACTACGTCCGCGTAAACGTTTCCGGTTGAGATTCCAGGAAACGGAACCTGTGCCCCTCCGAAGTCGACGATGAGATTTCCTCTGTCCGAAAAAATCGAACTCGTTTGAGAGTTCGTGTATCCGGAATTCTCAACTCCGTCAAGAGGCAAATACGCGTAGTTATACGATCCCACTCTTCGAGGAGAAGTGTTTCCAACCCATGCGGCCTCCGGAAAGGAATCAGGATTTTTGTGAATGGTTATATATTCCCAGATGGAATTTCTACCCACAAGCGCGGTCAGGTCATCTGTGCAAGCAAAGAACATCTTTTCAATCGATGCGAGATAGTCTCCTAACGCATAGATTTCGTTTTTATTATGCGTAGTCGCAACAGTTTTAAACCAACTGTCTTTTCCTGAGTTTCGAAGCACCGCGATTTCGGTGGCCGCGTTTGCCCACGAAGTGAGCAAAAAGACCGCTACCGTTTTGGGTCTCGGAGTTTGCCGGAACATCTGTGCGGCCTGAATGTATTCCTTATCCGTTTCTTTATCCGTTGAAAGAAATCCGAGTTTCAAAAGATCATCCGCGGAAGTGATTTCCATATATCGTTCGTAACCAAGGGCCGCTTGAGTAAATGCGGAAACGACTCCGCTTCCGGAGCTTGCAACTTCAACGACGTCCACAACTTTCGTCGCACCTGCGATATTCGAAACCGCTTCCGCTGCGAGTTTGATTTGATGCGCCGTAGACGTTGCGATTCCGCTTCCGTTCGTTGCAACGTTGACCGTAATCACATACGGATCGTTTTCCGTTCCAGTTCCGGAGCGAACGATACTCAGAGACGTATTATTTCCTGCGATTATATATTTCACTTGGATAAACACAACGCCCGGGGTTGCGGATTTCCAAATGAGTCCACTCGAAGCAGTTCCGATTTGAAGAAAATAGATCGGTGCTTTTACTCCGAGAATGAGCGGAAGCCCGAATCCCATTTGAGAGACAGGAGTGTTTCTAAGGAATATATTGATCGAAATCGGATCGATTTTTGAAATTGTTTGTGCGCTCATGCTTCCTCCAATTCAACCGACGGCGCGCTTGCGGTTGTTTTGCCTTGTGTTTCGTTGAACTTCCTGGATTTGAACATAACGTCAAATCCCGCCTTGTATTCGTATTGCGTTGATTCCAATACGGTGGTTCTGTCTTGCACGTCACCAGTTATGAGTTGTGGTGTGATCCCGAACGTTTCGCATTCCGACATTCCTTCGATTGAATCGAACCAATCGACAGTCTTCTGGCACAAATCCCAACACGTAGCAATCGATGAGTTATGCAGGAATGCGAGACTGATCGATGCCTTTTGATTTTTCCGAAAGACTCGTTTGAAGTCTTCCGCGCTCGTTGCTTCCATCCAGGAAGACGCGGACGTTGTCGGATCTTGATTCAATACAAGAACCTTATACGAGGCGAAAGGATATTCAGGAGTCTCGACGTTCTGATCACCTAACTCAATTTTGATTCCGGGATAATCTACTTCGAGCGATGCTTGAAGTTTATCCATCACGGATCTAATATCTTCAAATTTCATAATTTACGAATCTCCTTTTTGCAGACATAGCGAATGAATCCAGCTTCAAAGGTCATATCTTTAATCATCGAAACGATGTATTTCACTCCGTTGAATTCGAACTTGTCTTCATAATCAATTGGAAGTGCATTCCCGAGCTGATAGAAATTTCTATCCTCCGAAGTATACATTCCTTCCGTCATCGCGATCAGTTGTCTCGTGCTGACAGTCGTTACAGGAAGATCCAAAGGAATTCCGCTTTCGTATGTAGTGATGACTTCGCCCTTTGCGTTCTTCGTTTTCACCTTCTTGTAATACACAACCGGGCGAATAAACGGCTTAAGAGAGTCAGAAACACCTGTAAGGCTCATGCCGCTACCTGCCCGTTGATCGCGTAATTGATCGCATTGAAGAATCTCAATGTATCTCGAAGCGGCTTCGCGTTTCCTTTCAAACTTGAAGTCAATCCGGAAAGCTCCTGGAATGGAGGATCGTTATTTACAATTCGGTTTTTGATTTCGGAGACTGCTCGTAACCCTACACGGTGCAAAACTTGTATGGCCTCAATTTCACCATTAAAGAAATCAAATATTCCCTTTTCGAATTCTTCCATAACGGCATCTTGAAAGGACTGTAAATCAAATGTTCCGCGTAACCAGGAACGTTCCGGAATGACCACCTTTTTCGTGAGAATGAAAAGCGGTTCGAGTTTTCCACCTTCATCCCTTGCCAAGAATGCGGACTTTCCGTTTCGTGGTGGTATGAACTTAAGTCCGGGAATACTCCGAGGACTCTTTCCTTTTAGTTCAGGATGAAGCGGAATTGTCAGCCATTTTGAATTCTTTGGTCTGATCACTGCACCGAATTCGTTGGCTCCCGCAATTACAAGTAAATCGCTATCCACAGATCCGACGAGCCCTACGGTTATTGTTGCAGACTCGATGAGTTCCAAACCCTTGATCAGTTCACCAAGATTCGTTGTGTCTTCAATGATAGCAGGCATTATCCAAGCCTGCCTTTGAATCCGAGGATTTCCGTCCGTTTCTTGTTATACATATCGAGCCACGATACTTGCATACCTGGTGCGATGTTCGTATCGTAGTTGCGAGAAACCCCGTCAACGGATTCAGCCATGACTTCGTTTCTCATTTGGTTGTTGTTGAAGAGCAAGACAGCCGCATAAGAACGGTGAAGCACATTGAATCTCGGATGTGACTCCGAAATTCCAGTGTTATCAATCACGCTGTCAGCGGCTTCGTCGAGATACAAACGGAGTGTTCCGTCTGAAACCTCAGCGATCGGATCACCGACATAATCCTTAAGTTCGGCTATGCTTGCTCTCATGGTATCAGATCCTTAAACGGTTTTAACCGTATTGGTTCCGTAACGCATCACGATACCTTTAGGTTTATGAACATGCACACCGCCGGTTTTCTGTTCGGCGCGAACCTTCATTTTTCCTGAGAATTTGTCCCAATCCCCTTCGATCACTTCAAGATCTCTCGCCAGAATCATTTCCGCAACATCCGCTGCATCATCGAAAATGCAAAATCCACCGACGGAATCGTTACCGATCGTTTTTCCCAAAATATCGTAACTTAAATTTTTAGTTCGAATAAACCCCCGAGGAAAAAAGACATCCTTGTTTTGTAAAAGCCACTGTAGGGTCGTTACAGTTGAATTTTCGGTAACAGGCATGAGTAGACGCATATAATCCCGATCATCGATCAGGATACCGGCGGCATGATATTTACCATCACCCTCCAGCTCCTCCTTTGCATCGACAATATCCGCAAGAATTTGATTTGGAGTTTTATACTTCCAAAGTCTCTTCTTGATACCGGATTGAGAGGATGCGGAATCCGCAACTTGCCCTTCGTTTATACCGGGCCAGTTGAAATAGCCCGGCTTAATGATTTTTCCAGCTAACTTAAGACCGTTGAAAATGATTCCGTTTTCTTGTTCAGCAATGAATCGTCTGGTTCCATCCAATCGTTTATCGGATACAGGATATTCACTTCCTTTCCCGGATTGACGACGAGCTTCCGCCGCCTCCAGATCATCGCGTGTGATTTTAAATCCTGCCTCGATTACAAAAAGCGCATCCCCTTGTGTCCCGGCCTTTTCTCCAATCAGGGGCATTCCATCCGAATCGGAACCGGCTTCGCGAATACGAGCCGAACCCGTATCCTCTACGTGTTCGACGGTATATCGTAGCGAATACGACGGAGTATCTTCGTCGATTGGAAGAAAGGACCTTGCTACAAGTTCGTTTTTGCGAGCGGTTATAATTCGCTTTTGAATATACTCTGAGTCTTCTTTTCTATAAATTGCTTCATCACCCATTGACAACCTCCTTAGTTATCCAATGTAATCGTGTAGAATCCGGATACGAGATTCAGTTCGGCTATTCCGACGCCTCGGTTAGATGCAAACTTCACTCCGCTGATAAGGGCCGTTTTGCCGGGAATGGCGGTCTTACGGAAAGAACCTGCTACACTTGCTCCTTCTCGAACCACTCTGATGCGGACCGGATCAAATTCAGTTGTAGGCTCCTCACAAGGAACCCAAACGTATCCTTTCTCAAAGAAGGTGCAAAGTTCACCGTCAGCATAGGCAAGATTCTTTAAGTCACCCGCAGACCTCGAAAAGGAAGTCACTCCATCAAAACGGAGATCAGCGGAAATCTTAGTCAATGCAGTCATAGTAAATGCCGGAACGACTCCCGAACCATCACCGAGCAATTCAACGAGCAGAATTCCGTTAATCGTAGTATCTGCTTCCAATGCGGATTTGATTTGCAAAGCCGTCGAAGCAATTGCCGAAGATCCGTTTGTCGCAGCGTTAATTGTAATTTGATAGGGAACGTCTTGAGTTCCTTCGCCGGCAACGGCTACACTTAACGCCGCATTGTTCGTTCCAGGATTTACGATCGCGATCGATGCCCATTTCATAGGAGAGCGAGTTGTAACTCGAATTCCTGCATTTCCAGAACCTACGTCTTTTGCATCCTGAACGGCGTCAGCGCCTACGACCGAGATCCCTTCACCCCCTGACACAAGCATGACAGCGGAACCGAAAGGCAATCTTCCGACGGACGCAACGCTTCCCCGTTTGCGTTCATCGTTCGAATCTCTGGATGAGGTTCCCAATACTCCGGGTTGTTCGTTGTGCAATCCGCCTTCAGGAACCGGAGTTCCAAGGAGTGCGAGTAACGCAGTCCCACCGAACGGGAAAAATACGTTTACGAATTCGTTCGGAATGACGTCGAAATATGAAATTCCGAAACTTACAACGTAAAGTAACGTCAAAAAACTTAACAAATTTTTCATTTACTTATCTCCTCTTTCATTCAGTTTTAAACGGTCGGCCCGGATTTTCTCCATCCCGTCAGCGTCCTGCCTTGGAGTTGTTTTTTTCTGCTCCTGGTTATTCGATCCGCCTCGAATAGAAGCTCTTTCACGAGCTAATTCAACAGCAGACTCATAGCGAATATTCAACGCTGAGTCTTCCATCGAATCCAAACGAACTCCTTCCGCAGGTGGAAAGGCTTCTTTGATTACGAGAATTTTCAATTCTCGTTCGGAAATTCCGTCCGTCTTTGCATCGGGTTTGATTGACTTTACGGTTTCGACTAACTTGATCCGATCGCGAGCGATTGCGTCCTGTGTTGCAGGTGCTACCGCGGCCGCTAAAAGTTTTTTCATTTCAGCGAGAGCGTCGGTCAAGGTAGCGACTTGTGCGGTCAAAGACTTAATAAGATCGTCTTTCGCTTTGTCTGCTTCTTGGGAAGGAGCAGGCTTCTTATCGTCGGGCGTCGGGGTCGTTTTTGTAGGATCTTGATTCGGCTCTTCGGTTGTATCGACTGCATCCAATCGAACTCCAAGTCGTTTTAAAAATCCTTTAACTTCTTGAGCGATTTTAGAGCCTTTTACCTCTTCATCTTTCATAATTTCTCCTTGGAACGAATCCGTTCTGATAACGGCAAAGTTTATATCTTCCGGAAATTCGGCATGGTCGAGGTAGACGCGAACGGAATCACCCGCGCGGCCTTTGTCAACATGAGCGGCGTGGTTAAAACGAATATCTCTCTGAACTACATCGTATTGTTGTCCCCTGAAGGTGCCTGGCGTCCAATCGAGTCTCGAACGAAAACCCGACGATATTTGCACCTTATCACGTCGTTTTAACGAACCTTTTAATTCTGCGTCCCAGATAGTTTCATTGACCCAAATTCCGTCGCCCTTCACCTCTACAGAGTCACCGAGAGAGCCTTTCGCATATAACGAATAGTTCGTATCGTTGATCAGTCCGTCGTTGTCTGAAATAGGAGGATGATTTTTAGTAATGGGTCTCCCCGGTATAGACGCGAGAGTTTCCGGACTAAAAAGTTCTTCCGGTAATTTTGCCTCTCGAACAATTCTTCCATCAGAGTGAGTATAAGGGAATACACCGACACGAGCGAGGACGAGGGGGCACCGAAGAACGGCTTCATCCTCTATAAGTCCTTCCAGCTCGACAGTTGCAGAATCGTAACGAATTCCGTTTTCCGGTTTCACGAGAAAGGATCATAACGCACCTGTCGTTTAGAAACAAGGTCGCAAGAGCACTGTAGAGGCCGCAATTTCCGACGTTTTCAGTGGAGGTGAGGAAGATTTTTTAGAGATGGAAACTACTTACGAGAATCGAGATCCGATTCCATCTGAGATACCATTGACAGATTGAAATCAAAAATGTTTTGGGCTTCGTCTTCAGAAACATTTTTAACTTTCATAATTGCTGCGACCACTTCGTTTCTGGGTGCACTGGGGTCGCTCAGTTTTCCATAAAGTTCGGCGATTTTCTCCGGTGTTAACGTTGGAAGTATATCCGAAACTCGTTTCATTTCAAGTAACCCATCGTCTTAAATATCTTATCAAGAACTGATAAGACAGGTTTGAAGTCGTCTTCATCCCAGTAATGATTTACGAAATTCATACTATTCTTTTTTTGAATTTGAGCAAGGAGATTTTTAGAACCGGTTCTCTCTGCTGTCCAAATCTCCGTCGCTCTCGCAAAGAGTTCCTCCGTCGTAAGAAAATAAGGAATCAAGCTTTTTTGAGTTCTGCTCAATGCAATAGGAACATCGAGGCCGGGAACTTTTGTTCGACCCTCTCTACCGATTTGTTGTAGTCGCTTATACAACTCCGTTTTTTGAACTACGTTTTTAAACTCCGCGAAATCAGGCCCGGAGTGACTTTCATATCGTCCATCCTTACCCAACCAACGATAGTCCATTGCGTGCGCGAACTCGTGAACAAAAGTCGATTGGTATGTGTCTTTAAATTTCAATCCGCTGTTGATTTCAATTCGATTCGTATTCGGATTAAAAAGGCCCGCGATGTTTTTCTTTAAATTAGATCCGGCGAGATAATGGACTCCGATGTTGGTTCGATCCTTTGGAAATTTCAAAACGGAATCCAGATCGGAAATCGTTTTTTGAATGTTGGCGTGAACTATCGGATCGGGAAGATTCAGATTTACTGAATGTAAAATCGGAACGATTGATTGAGTTTGAGGACGTGGGGGAAGTATAATTTTGGGGGAAGGGCCAGAAGGCTTCGGATTATCCTTTTTAGATCCCTGCGGTCCCCATGACGGTTCTGCCCAACACCGGCAACGATAATCGTCACCGGGAGCCAGTCGAGCAGGCAGCCCACCTTTGCGATTAACAAAGGGAAGTTCTCCCCACTTGTAAAATTTATCTGCGACATGTGAATGAGAATCTCGAACCTTAGAGTCTTTTTGAGTTCTCCAAATGAAGCCGGGGAAGCCGGCATTCGTTTGTCTAAGTTTGTTTTGTTGGCTGAAAAATTTTCCGGTTTGGTCGTTCGCCCAAAACTCCGCACGACGTTCGGAAACTCCAGTTGCGTTTTGGATTTGTGAAGTAATGTCCTGATATTTTAATCCCTTGGAAAGTCCATCGGTTACGATCTTTTGAACCCGATCGAAGTGGTCTCGGAAAGCGTTGGACGCAAGACTCGATTGTTCCGTTATCATCTTGTTAACTCGGTCCCAAATTTCGCCGGACTCTTTTTGAGAGACTGGAATTCCAGGAACGCGAAACAAAGATCGATCACCTCCTACAACCCCAGCGCGAGGCGGGGAGTTCATACTTTCATATTGTTTGTTAATGAACGAATTCGTTTTGTCCCGAGACCACGCATCGATCATTTGAACGTTTTGTTTGATCTGGGATTCGAATTCTTTTCGAGGAGCAAAGTCCCCATATTGATTTTTGAGTTGGTTGAGCAAGACTCGGAGATCGGAAACATCCAACCGAACGACAGGCTCAAAGAAATAACTATCGGCACGCGCCTCTTTAGAATAGGTTTGAACACCGTTGAGGATTATGGAGTTTACCTGTTTGGCAAAACGGGAAACCTCGTCTCTCCAAAGTTTGGAATACTGTAGCTCCAAACTTAGCGGATACACTGTTTTTTCCCCTTTTTCAGTGAAGGATGGAAAAACGGGTTTACGACGGCAAAGGGCAGGTTGTTATTTTTAAATAGAACTTGTTCAGCTTTGTTCAGCAAACCGCAAGTTGGCCAAAGATAGCCCCAAAGTCCAAAAATCCCGGAAAACGGCCTTATATTCGATTTTTGGAACATGCCAAATTACTGTTGAGCAGGGGAATTCGATTCTTCTGATTTCGATAATTCCGGTTCTGTGAAATCTAACGTGTCGTTGTCGTCCTCGGAATAATCGAAATTTTGCATACCTTGAAATCTCATCTGTTTAATCTCGTTTGGATTCAGGACTCCAAGCGTTACATAGATTTGATCGGATTGTGCGTTTTTCAAATTCGTATCCGCTTCGGATGTGGGGGTCGATTTAAAGAGAGACTTGAATTTGATTTTCCAATCGAGAGACTCATAGTCTCCGTTTAGGAGTCTATAGATTTCGCCTTCGGTCGATCTAATTCTCAGTTTGATAAACTGCTCGATGATCGATCTGACTTTCAATTCCTGGAATCTGGCAACGTCTTCGTGATAGCTGATAACGTCCGATGAATCGCCGCCTCCTCCAATGTTTATAACACTTTGGGTTTGTCCCAAAATTCGAGATGTCGGAATTTTAGAAAGACCGCTTAATGTTTTAAAGATAAATGAAAATAGTGTTTCCAATTGGGAATCGGAAATTCCCGAATTTCCCAAACGGGTAAGCGTCTCGTCCTTTCCGAGTATTGCGGTTGATTGAGTGGACAACGTATGCCGTAGCAGCCGCAAAAATTCCATTGTTTTTTCCGGAGACGTTGAGTCCAGTTTCTCAGTCGAAAGGACCTTCACAGCCATTTCAAAAATCAAACAGGTAGTCGACCATAGAGCGGTATCGATCGCGATAACCCCTTCGTAAACCTTTTCAATGACAGAAATTCCTCGTTGAGAATCCCAATTCCAACTATTGACCAACCAGTGAACGCGGGACGAATCCAGAGTAGAACCCCCGACAGAAACGATTGGCTGATTGTAGTATCTGGAAAGCGGATCACTGGATTTTCGTCTGATAGAAAACCGGCTGGCATCGATGACGTTGATAAAATCGAGATTTCGAATCGTTTCCGGAAGCGGTTGAGACAAGGCAAAATCGGTTTGAGGTATATCCGATTTGATTCCCCAAAATAGGATCGATCCTCCATGATCCATCCTGGAATTACGGATATGTTCCTCGATCTTCCCTCTCAGATCAAATTCCTCCATCTCATTCAAAAGCATTCGAGATATGTTGAGTCCTTTCTCTCCAGTGTCTGGATTATCCACATCACGGTTTGTTTCGATTTCGATCCACTCCCTGGTTGCGTCTTCGGCTACAGAGTCGACGATGTTTGCCATGAATCCATTCGATTCGTATAACGCGCGGGAATTTCCAGGCATGATACGGATCGGGTTCGCTGATATTCCACGGAGTTTGTCACGCCCGACAATTCCTTTCCCACTGGCTATGTGCATCAATGTGTCAAGCCGGACTTCCGCTTCCGAAGCGTCCAATTTCGCTACATGAACCGATGTTTCAATTCCAAGATTTTTATAATAACTGCGACGCTTCCGAGCCATTGATTACCACCATCTTCCTTCGTTTAATAGCCTTTCTAAAAAGCTGATTCGATTTTCGATTCCTTTTGCTTGAGGACCAAATTTAGTTTCCCTAATTAGGCCCGCCAAAGAATCAGGAGCGTCATCATGTCGTCCAACGACATCCGAATATTCAAGAATTTGTTTAATGTATTTAAGTGAGACAAATTTAGAAAAACGAATCTTCTCCCAATTCATTTTTGCATATTGCTGAATTCTAAAATCTTTGTCCCCGGAGCTTGTAATGCCCTTACTTGAAATTTCACGCCGTGTCATTTCTATTTCCAATGCATCTTCACCTTTATTATTTTCAATAAAGAGTTTAGAAACATGAAGTTGTTTGCAGATCTTTTCAACACGATCATAAGACTCTTTAAGTTTAGTTCTCCAAATTTCACCTGAGATCACATAGAATTTCCCGTCGCTTGCACCGCCTGCCGTAAAAGCATTAAAATCTTTCTTATCTTTCTCTTTTCTAAACGCCGGGTCCCAAAACGCGAATATCTTTATATCGTCGGGAGCTTCTTCATATTTCGGATCACTGAATATCTGTTCGGCAACATCAAGAGGGGTCTGCTGATAAAGTGCATTAAAGCGTTTTTCTCCAATCCGAGACCTTAACTTTAGAACGCTTTCAATTTTAAATCTTTCAGGCCAAAGAGAAGTTCCGTCTTCTAAAATTGCTGGCAGACGAAGAACATGCCATTCTCCTTTAACTTCTGGTTCAAAGAGTTTCACTCTCTAACTCCTTATCCTCACCGATCAATCTTCCAGTAAGGTCATTCCTTAGCCATCTTGTATGAACGATCAGAATAATTGCGTTTGGAGAGAGACGTGTTTCACCTACGGACATAAAGTTCTCGATGATTTTTTCGGAAATAGTTTCAGAAGTTGCTTCCTCTTGATTTTTATACGGATCATCGACAATCAGGAGATCCGCACCATCACCATTGAAACCACCCTTCAAGCCTGCACTTAAAACCAATCCCTCTTTCGTGGTTTGCCATTCACCTGCGGCACGCATATCAGCTCGGACATTGGTTTCAGGGAATATTTGTTGAAATCTTGGAGACTCTACACAATCTCTTACCCATCGCCCGAACCGAGCCGCTTTCTTATCTGAATAAGAAAGTAATATTACGTTTTTATTTGGATGCTTACCGATAAACCAAGCCGGGAAGATTCGAGTGCAAATTTGGCTTTTCCCTCTTCGCGGTGGCATGTTAATAATGCTTCTTTGGATTTCTCCTTTCTCCATTTTTTCGAGAAGATGAATGATTGATTTTATATGAAGCGGGTCTTCAAATTTTGGATCAATAAAGCGTGCAAACGCTCCTAATGAATCTTTTCCATGTTCTTTTCCATACAATACACGATCGGATTTTTTGATTTTAGAAAACCGTTTTGTCCCCGCTTCTCGGATCGACTCTAATATTTCACGATCAATGGGCATGTCTAATTCTATAAGGATCCAATTTTTTCATGAATTCGAACCGCAAGACTCTTATCCCAATGCTCTTGGATCACTTTTGCAACTGGCTCGCACTCTTGTAATACTTCAAAAATTGCATTCACGATCGTCAAAGGATGCAAACGATCACCATCCATACGATTCAGTTTCAACTCATACTCTGAAAGATTTTTAAACGCATAGACCGCATTCTCAAAGCTCGTTAGTCCAGGAGCTTTTTTGTCCATAAGCATCGTATACAAAGAATCGACTATGTTTTTTGTCCGACTCTTTATCTCTACTAACCTGTCTTCTACAATGACCTCGACTCTCTTCTCTGCTCTTACGACGAGACGGTTCCGTTTATCATTCCACGTTAGGCCATCCGTGTCTTTTTCCTTCGACCATTCATCTATTGTTTTTGCCGTTGTTTTTGTTCCATACTCAGAACGGATTTGTTTAGCGACGCTATTTTTCGAAGATCCGGAACCGGAGATTACGTAGAGAAAAAATGCACGTTCTCGTATGGCTGGCTCTGTGCTCATTTCTATTCTCTTTCGAATCCTAATCCTGCTGTTCTTCCAATGCGACCGGAGCGTCGTGAGCGTAATTGATTGCCGCGAATACTCGCTTCATAAGAACTTCGTAAAACGTTGTCGTAAAACAAAAGTTCAGCAAGAGAATCACTGCATAGTATCCAAGTTCAGGGATAGAATCGCCTAAAACGAATCTTACCAATTCGAAGAGGATTGCGATTACAGTAGCGAGAAACAAAACAAACCGAGCTTTATCACGGTGGACAAATTCGGCGTTGAAGAAACGGAAAGCCCACTGACTCAGAAACAATACGAGAGCCACGTAGAGCGGAATGAATAGTCCGAAGATGGCCTGAGTTAAAAGTTCCATAAATTTGATACTCCTTATATTAGATTTTTGGATTTTAAAAACTTCGCCGGGTCCATAGGGGCTGGCCATGACCGTTTCGTTTCGTTCCACGGCCAAACTTCGAAATGCAAATGCGGTCCCATCGAATAACCGAGGTTTCCAGATTTTCCTACGATCATTCCGGCCTTTAAGCGTTGTCCAACGGAGACGTTAGGCTGAACGTGTTTGAACTTGTATTGATTCTTTGTGTGAACTCCAACAGCGATTACATACGGAGTCCACGCGCGATCTTTAGGAATTTTTCTCGTAGAAATCAAATCAATCCAAGTTCCGTTTTCGTAGCGAAATCGAACCGGATACGTTTCATCTCTCTTGAGAACTGTTTTGATAACGCAGTCCTCGGGGGCCTGAATTTCATTTATGCCACCCAAATCAATTCCAAGATGAAATTGTCTCGACGGCTTCCCGTTTATATTCAACGTCCTCCATCCAAATGGCGACGTTATATGAGCTTCATCCACCGGACAAAAGAATGTCGGTTCAACAACGGAAGGGGTCGGCGCGAGACCTGAGATAATTAAGTCCGATCCGATACGATTCGTTTTTACTTTCGAAAGAGTTGAATCGTTCCAATAGCTTTGCGTTTTTTTGATCGCGTCGAAATCAAGAAAATGTTTTTGGATTTCGAAAGAAGCAGACTTTAAAGTTTCTAAAATTTGAATCACAATTGTTTTCCTCCTAACAAACTACTTACAACAGGAAGACCGTTTCGTCTCAATGCAAGAATCGAGGCAGCAACCAAGACAAAAGCGAGAAGAAGAAAGATTCCGAATCCAAGGATTGCGTAATATGTCCAACGAATCCCTTCGCCTTTTCCGGCGTCTTTCGATACCTTAGTTAATTGCACGTCCTTCTTTTCGTTCGATACGTTACAACGATTCAACTCTTCGTTTAGTCGTCGTATCTCCCTCGCGTTTTCGATGTTACGGGCATCGCATCGATCCAGTTCCGATAGAGCCCGGTCCTTTGCTCCGGGGCGATCTTCGATCAAGGCCGTCTTGGTTTCCTGAATTTGTTTGCTGTCTTCTTTCACTGTTGGCGGTAGAGTTTGGAAAACCGCACACGCACCTAAAAGCAATAGTATTGCCAAAATCCTTTTCACTCAACAGCCTCCATGATCGGTAGAAATTGAAACGTGTTCCGCGGCCCCAGCGAGTATTTGAAAATTAGTGACGTGATTTTTGAATCGATCCTTCGGAAAGTTTATGTTTAGAAAAATTCCGTTTTTCTGAGCCACATCGATTAGGATCCGTGAAAGTGCACTGACTGCCGCCGAGGATATGTAGTCAACATTCGAAAGAGAGAACGTTAGTCGAACGTTTGGATAGGGGTTGCCTAATCTTGCACGAACTTCACTGACAAGACTGAAGAGAAAATCGTAAAACTTTTCAGAATCACGAACGCGCAACGAGTTAATAAACTGAATAGATGTTACATGTTCTTGGATGAACCGCGCTCCGGGAAGAGAGCCGGTTTGAATTTGAACCACGGAAATCGTTTCTTTCGAATCGAGACGTTTTATAATCAATTTGGAAAGAAGTCCGAAAATCTGTCCCAGCGGTTTCCTATATACCAACAGAACCGAAAAGAAAAGAATGATAGAAATGAAAAATAGAGAGAGGTGATCGAATTGTAAAAGTGTTTTTAGTTCTTCCATGTTGCCAATAGACTAACATGGAAAACACCGAATGCACAACGTCAGCGAAGGCCCCCAAGTGCCGCCATTTCCTACGTTTTACGATTCGTCTCGTTCACAAAAACGACTTTGAAAAAATTCCTCAACTCCGATCCGAGAATACAAAACCGTTCCGTCGTAAAATTTCCAAAACTTTCCTAAGAGTCCTTCACGACGATAATAGCTTATCCGTCGAACACTCCGTTTCAAAAGCTTCGCTACTTCCTGTGGTGTCATCGTGTCTTCCGGATCTTTTGGAATTGCCGGATTGGTTTGTATTGGATGATTCCGTTTTTGTCTCAAATCTTTTACTGGGATATTCTTGAAGAGAGAACCTTCAGTCGTGTAACCGGTTACGGGTTGTTTGACTTTTTGTTTATTAGATTTCTGAGAAGTTGCGTTGTTTTTTTTGGCCATACGGCAGACGAAAACCAAGTTTTCGAATTGTCAAGTTCAGTTGGATATTGATTGTTTTCATCTGGAGTAAAAAATGAAATCAATCAGTATCACAACTACCTTATTTATCATTTTCTTAAATCCGATTTTGGCGGAAGAGAATAGACACGTTTGCATCGAAGGTGACTGTCAAAATGGGAAAGGGAAATTACAGAATGAAGAAGGAATAGTCGCCGAAGGTAATTTTAAGAACGGGAAACCGCACGGCCTAATAAAAGCATATAAAGCAGATAACCCTGAAAAATTTTCAGCTATTTATTATATAAATGGCAAGATCGATACATCGAAATTCGGTTCCGATTGGTATGAAAATGGAGATCATTATGAAGGTTTTTTTAATTCAGATATGGACCCTCACGGAAAGGGGAAACTAACGTATCTGGATGGATCCGTTTCTTGTGTTTACGAAGGATCGTTTCAAAACGGGAAAAAGCACGGACCTGGAAAAATCAAATGCGAAGACGGAACTACCGAATCCGGAGAATGGAAGAACGACAGGAAATACTTTACGGTTGAACTCGACTTTGTATGCCGCTCTCTCCAACGAGTGGATAAATGGGAAGGCGGAACCGTAAACGGAAAACTTAAGTTCAGAATCATGCGAAACGCGCACGAGCTGCAAACAAACCTAACAAACTGGGAGGGAATCCAAGTCGGCGACGATTGGAACGGCTACACAATTGCCGAGGCGGAATACTTTGACAAAAACGTGATTGCCACATTTCTGTTGTTTATTCCATCAGGGATGGGTAAAGATTTTGATAAACTTGTCGCGCGGAAGAGAGATATTCAAGTCCATGGAAGAGCGATCGCCGTAGCTCATGTAGAAAAACGTTATCCTGTTGTATATGTTGACAAGGTGCAGTAGAGAGAAAATGAAAATGAATCGTCTCATCTCATGTGAGACGATTATGAAAACTACAGACGACACGATCAAAACTCTTCTCTACAATTTTGCAAGAGATCTAAAAAAAGAAACAGCCTCGCTCAAAGAACTTATCGAGAAATATCACATAAAGATCAATCAGGCTTTTCGGGAAAAAGACGATCGAAAAAAATCCTAAACAATTTTTTATCGGATCGACTGAGCTCCAAAATTCTTTCTATACTCTGTCTCATTCCGGATTCATCGATCTGCCTCATGAAGACACGATCTCGTTCAATTTCCTCAAACCGATCATGGTTCTCCGGAGTCAGTTCGGAGAATATTTCCGGTGGAACCTTTTTATCTCCTTCCCCAAATAAGATCCAAAACGGGTTATATCCGAGCGACTTCATGAGAGCGTAGGCGAAATCGAATCCTACGGGCCTCACTTCGGATAAATACCCATTTAAAGTGGGAGGTTTGACATTCCCCGCCTCGGCCAATTGGTTTTGTCGAAATCCCGTCTCCGCGAGAATAATTCGGATTCTGTCGGCAGGATCATATTTTTGTTGCAAATTTTTCATTGACTTTCAGAAATAACACAGAATGGTTCACGTGTGCGAATCGTGTTTAATTATCGGCCATTTTTTGTGTCAATCAAGGATTTTTTTTGCAGACATGCCCTGATTTGTCCAGACCAGAAAATATACTAAAGCGCTATATAATAAAAAATTCGGGAATTGGGGCTGGAAAGATGGATATTCAAAATAGTAATTTTAAACGGGACGATAAAGACGAGCATCCGTCTGTCCCCATCCTTACGGATTTTTTTAAGACTCATATTCACGAATTTCTAAATACAGGCTTGAGGTTCGACGTTTTAGCGCATTATTTAGCAGTAGAGACTTCCATTATTCTAAAACCATGGATCAATAAAAGCGATAGTTGATCACTTTTTCCAGCTATCCAGTATTGCACGTATTACACTCAATTCACTCTCTGTTAGATCTCGGTTTAGATCTAAAATTTTGTCCACGATACTCTTGGCAATAGGCCGTTTTCTAAGGATCTGAATTATTTGAAACTCAGCATTCAATTGATCATCGCGCCCTTTCTCAACTTCGGGATCAGAAAACATATTCCCAACTTCAGTCAAAAGCCAAAGTGGATTTACATTATGTTTAATTTTTAACTTACGAATTGCTTCGGCTGAAAGGTCTTTAGTCCTCTCATTAATTAAATCATTAATTCTCCCTGGCGATAACTCCAAAGAGTCGGCCAATTCCTTTTGATTCATATTTAGAACTTGTAGTAATTTCTCGATTTGCTTTTTCAAAAAAATACCGATTTCGGTAAAAATTTTAATAGACAAATACCGTATTCGGTATTATGCTGATCTACAGGTTATCCCCTGCATTGAAAGCATCGGAGGGGTGGGCCGTAGAATCAAGGAGAAATCAACTCAAATGAGCGCAGAGAAAATTGAACCTAACTGGATACACAGATTTCTGAAGTTCTCAAATCAGATATTTTCGTCTTTCGTAGTCTCGCTTCACTGGATCTCATTTGCGTTTAGTATTCCAACACCGCGGCATTATATAGGAGAAATTCAGGTCGAAGGGCTTCAAGTGCTAATTATAGAAATTCACACAGTTTTACGTCGAGACGATTCCTCACGACGGTATTGGTGCATAAAGATAACAATCATAAACCTTCCGCTATATATCAGAATTTATGCACGCGACGGCTTTTATGTTCAGAGAGACTTCGATCGTTTTCCACGGAGTTCGAAATGAGCGCGGTCAAACAACGCGCAGAGATACAGCGCGAAATCGTATATCGTTACAAACATGTAAGCACATTCGCAAAGCGTAATCAATTAAACGAACGACTAACTTACGAATTTTTTTCAGGTCGCAATAACAACCGAAGAGTGATGGCCGCACTGAGCGCGGAGGGATTCAAGAATATAGAATTAGTTCTCACCAAAGGTAGCGCGGCATGAATCCTACACTTGCGATCAATATCCACCGCAAACGAGTGGCCGAACTGGCGTATAGGACTGGAGGAGTATTGAACGTAAATCCGACGGACGTGTTACTCTCTCGTTGCGCAATCTATGAATATTTCATCGATGATGCCGGACTAAAGAAAAAATTCACCAAGTGGGTAGAAAAGAAAAAAATTCAGGATAATCAAAATGGCTAATCTTAGAAAATACGATCGCGTTCGAAGTCGTTTCCTTTGCGACCACGTTAAATTGTTGAAAGACCACGGATTGAACGTCTACACAGTTTTTGATCGTTGCTGGAGCAAGATCCCGGATGCCCTCATCAAAAAATTAAACGGAGAGGAATTGTTGCAATACATTTGTTTGCACATTCTTCCTACGGAACTTTCCTCTCAAGCTCCTCACAAAGACGGATATAAAACGAAAAATCCAAAAAGCCATACGGTAGAAAAATTCGCATGAAGTTTTTTAATCCAACCTTTCCAACATCCAACTTGTCTGATTGCAACCCAGGCAATTCCTCTTCCCTCGGTGGAGGCAACTCCATCGAGGGCATTTTTTCGGATTCAAATATTCCGCAGTGCTCCGGATGCGGACAGTCCTCAGTAACAGTTTACCAGTTCAGACTCTGTAAGACCTGTTTGAACTTTTCTTTCGTAAAACTAAGACCCCTAATCGATTCGGTAAGAATATGACTCTACTCTTGGTTGCAAAATTCTTTTTAGAAAATCCTAATGTTGGATTTCGCCCGACACACGTTGCACGAAATCTCAAACGTTCGGAAAAAACAATCTATCGAGCGATTCAAATTTTAATGTCCTGGCAATTCGTAGAGGAATGTGACGGGATCTATATTCTCAATCCCGACACGATTGAGGGTAAAAACCAAATTAAAAAAGCCACAGGAACCGGAGCCGTATACATATTAATCCACCTCCTGCCGGGCAAAAGTTTTTTTTCCGGAGAATTCCGTCTGCTCACGGGAATTCAATCCCTCGAACGCGCAAAACGCAAATTACTACAAGCAAACCTAATCCTGCCAGACCAAGAGAACGGTTTGTTTTTTTCAGAAAGTTTTCGCTGGCAGCTTGCTCCCAAGATTCAAATCAAACTCGCACAGGCTACGAATCACCTACGGAGCCTACGGAGGATTTATGGAAAATGAAAATATGACATCATTAAAGAAAAGCCTAATGATGTCACGAATTCCAAGAGGTAGACATTTGCCATTAGAATTATTGCAAATCTGTAAGATTAAGGAAGGTAGAAATACATTACGCGCTATATCCATAGCGTATGGTATAAACCAGGGAAATTTTTCCCGCGTTATATCCGGTAAGCGAAACACAAAAGCTCATATTCAGATTTTAGAAATGGAGTTTGGAATCTCCATCGACGAAATTCGAGCAATCTGGAAACGAGATGCGGAACGGAAACGAGAGTTAGGCAAAGCGGCCAACGAACTTAAAGATCAAACTTAATCAAATGGGGAGAATATGACAACCAAATCGGCATTAGACGAATACAAAGACGAAATAGAGGACTCTGACAACAACGTGTCACAACCAGAAACGGCCCTGACAATTCCGAGCGCAAACGAGGCGAAGGATTTTTCGCCGGAACAAAGAAAGGCTCTGGCCCAATTGTATATCACTCAAGCCAGGGTGAACATCTTTCAAACCGCTCTCTCATTGACTGCAATTCGCAACCTCGAACTGTTTCATGAACTCGGATATTCTGGGTTTCATGACTGCGTAGAGCAGGAACTCGACATGAGCGGCAGAGTTGCATTAGAATATGTGAATGCGATCGAATCGTTTGGACTGGGTGACCGAGTTAAACAACTCATGGAAGCATCTCCGAAACGATTCCTGCAAGCTGCCAAGGAAGTCCGACTCAAACAACTCGAAGGGGAAACCTTAACCCTTTCCGACGGAACAGTCGTTTCCGCGGAAGAGTTTCTCGAAGAAAGAATTTCCTCTTTAGAAAATTCTTCAAAGAAAAAAATTAAATCCCTGGAAACGGAAAATCAAACCGTAAAGGCCGAAGCGGAACTTCTTCGAAAAAAACAAGCAAACCTGGAAAAGTCGATCCAGAAGAAGGACGAACAAATTGATGTTCTTCGGAAATCCAAGGACATCGATCCGGATAAGCTCCTCAAAATCAAGAGTCAGAGAGAAGCGGAAAAGGTTATCGATGAGTGTAACGTGTCCATCCTCGACGCGCTGCAACGAATCGAATCCATTCCGGACGAATCTCGAAACGGAGCGTTGGGAATCTATCTCTCCCGCACAATCGCAACGATGGAGATCTCGCTCAAAACGTTAAAGATGGCTTGGTCAAATCACATCTTCCAGGGAGAGACGCAAGAGTGAAACAATTAGATCCAGATTTGTTTTACGAATTTTACTCAGCTTGGAAAGAGGCTCCGTCAAAACATTCCAAGGGCGAAATGATGCGTAAGGCCGCATCAGCCTTTGGATTGTCAGAAGACGCAATTCGCAGGAGATTCGAAAAATATAATATTGGATCGGAGTTAGCCGTCGTCTCAGGTCAAAAAAAATCAAAGCGAAAATCAAATCTTTCTCCTGAGAAAATGGATCTCCGGGAAACAGAAGCGAAGATCATCGCGGAAATTGTTTACTCTAACCTATCTGGAAAAAATCCCATTCCGATTTCAATGGAAATTGCGCTCCGAAAAGCGCGGAACAGTGGACAGATACAACTACCTTGGACGGTATCAACCGCAAATCGTTGGCTCAATCGACTCGGTCTCGGACGTCACGAGATGCGTTCACCGGAAGCAGCTCGACATTGGAAAGAGCCATACTCCAACGCAACTCACATGGTCGACGCATCCGTCGCAAGTCGATACTATCTAAATCCACGAGGAAAAATCGAACAACGTTGGTTCTTGGATGATAAGGACGAAGAAACAGCGATGTTAAAAGATAATCTAATCAAGGTTTGGGTTTATGCGGTGGTCGATGTTCATTCAAAAGTTTTTTTTGTGTGGTCGTATGGTGGAAAAGCTATAACCCCAGGAGCAAAACACCGCGGAGAGAATACGACAGACTATCTTGATTTTTTCAAACGTGCGTGGTTACCGAAATCAGATCGCCGAAATCCATTCGAAGGCATTCCTGAATTTGTCTACTCCGACGAAGGGTCCGGTCTCAAGGGATCACGATCCACGTTAAAACGGTTAGGAACAAAATTAACCATGCACAAACCGGGCGGACCCAGAGCCAAAGGACCTGTCGAGCGCAGGATCGGAGTTTTTAAAAATATTATAGAGCCCGCAATCGATGGAAAGAGGTTTAAGGATTTAGAAGAATTCAACGATTTTCTAACGTTATACACCATTCACGAAAACCAAACACGCGGAACATTTGATCTCTGGTTAGAGGGAACAAAAGACAGGCCAGTCAGACGACTCACTGAACAAAATTTTTACGATGCGACAATCGCATTCGATACTCGAGTCGTAAACAATTACGGTTGTATCGAATACCGAAATCATTCCTACGGAGTCGCGTTAGATTTGGTAGGACAGAAGGTCACTCTATTTAGAGACCGTGAAGGCAATATCGTTGCCGAAGATCGATTAGGAAATCTTCATATTTGTAATCCCGACGGAGCGAGAACGATCTCTCTTACCACAGGATTCAAAACTCAATCATCTGAAATCTGGCAGAAGAATGATCGTATGCGGTTACGAGAATCGATTCGAGAAGGTGCAAAGACCCAACGAAAAATCTCCACAATCGAAGACCTTTTTCCAGAATCTGAACTGGAAAATCTACGATACTTTCCGGCAAATGCCATCCCTATCGAGACCCCTGCAACGATAGCCCCAAACGAGTTCACCGATTTAGAATCAGCGTGGAGTTATATCGAACGACGTCTTTTAATCTACCGTTCTGAAATGCCGAAAGAACTTTTTGAAGCCGTCCAGGGGCGACTGAATTCGAGCCTCGCCCTCAAGGGCTCTATCACAAACCAAGAAACATACGAACTTTTGAATATTCTAAACAACATTGATTTTGAATCTAACGATTCTAAGGAGAACGCGGAATGAGTTTTGTAGATACAGAGAACACAAATAGGGTCATTAGAGCAATCAAACAGGCTGTTGATAATTCCGGTTGGGAGTGTGTCGTCGGACATGTTGGCGCAGGTAAGACGTTTCTATACGAACACATGCTACACTTTTGGAAATCGTATCCGAACCGTTTCCAAGTCATCGAAATGGGTCGATGCTATGAGTCGTTCGATTATAATATAAACCAAATCATGAAAACAATGATTTCCGAACTCGCTCCGGATCGAGAGATTCCGGGAAATGCACATGCAAAACAGCTAATATTAAGAGATATTCTCACCAAAGCCTACGAAAAGAAACGACGAATTATTTTGCTTTTCGATGAATCTCAGGCACTTTCTGGAAAACTGCTACGCGATCTAAAAAAGATTCACGAAATTTCCATTCCAAATCGAGAAAATCTTTTTTCGATTGTGATGTTTGGAAAGAATGAAGGCTCGTGGTTGCGCTCACTGATTAAAACGCAGGAGATCGGCTGGAGAATTCATAAGACACACTTGGAACCTTTGAAAGATAATGAAGTTCTTTCATTCGCTGAAAAGGCTTACGCCATAAAATTCGAAGCGGGACAAAACGGTCAGAAGGCTCGACAAATTTTTATTCAAAATACGTTTCCGACTCCTCTGGGAGTTAAGTATCAAATACGAAATATCGAACGAGGAACGATCGGATGGAATCGTATTCTAACCTACGAGATCGCAAAATCTGCATTTCCTCAAACCCTTTCCGATATTTTGAAAAAAATGAAAATAACACAACGAGAGGTTGCTAAGCGTGTTCGAGACAACACAGGGAAGGAATTGAGTAAGGCGGCGACCTCGACTTATTTAAGCGGCGATCAGTCTGAAATTCAGAAATCACGACTCAGTTTGGACGGACATAAAATGACGATGGACGCGGCTCTCGATTTAATCCGCGAACGATCGCAATCAGCAAGCGAGATCCATTCGGCGGAAAATCTAATTCGGACCGCTAACGAATAACGGAATATTTTAATATTCAAAATATAAAACACAGTGAGGTAACATGAAAATCGCAAACCAGGAAGAACACAATCAGGCGTTGAATAGAGTGTCTGAAATCAAAAAAGAACTCGGCGGATTCTCTACGAATTTAGGTTCGCTCAACGACGAGGTAACTTTGTTAGAAGAGGAAAAGAAGGAGAAGGTCGACGAATACGACAAAAAAATCAAAGCCGCAAAAGATCAAATCAAAGCGATCGAAGACGAACAAAAACAAAAGGTTAAGTCGTTAAAATCCGAGTTAAAGGAATATCAATCCGCAATCGGAGAATTTGTCGTAGAGTCGATTCCGGCATAAGGAGGTTAAAACGTATGGCGATTGCAAAGAAGAAAAAGGTTGCGAAGAAGAAAGTCGCACCTAAGAAAACGGGAAAGAAGAAGGTAAGAAATCAGGTTCCACCTGCAAAAGTAATTCCTTCTTCAACAAGCGGAGTCGCAGTAGATATGACTCCTGAAAATTCGGAACCAAAGGAATAGGAGGCCATCGTGGCAACAAAGAAAAAGACGAGTCAAAATTCTTTAGTTGATTTACTGGATAACAATTACCTAAACCGCGATGATCTCACCCAAGCCGTAGCACAGCTTGGGGAGTTCAAACGCCAGAGAGATCGAATCACGAGCGAAACAGACGACCAAATCAGTAAGCTCCAAAACGATCTTCAGGAAAAGATTTCCCCATTGGACGTAAAAATACAACACATTGCGGCTGGGATAAAGCACTTCGTGGATCACCATAAGGAAGATCTCTTTCCTGATCCAGAGTATAAAACCTGCAAACTGACCACAGGTATTTTAAAGCTCAGAAGAATTCCGGCAAGTGTCAAGACACGGGCAACGCAAAAACTCTTTGATAGAATTCTTTCAGAGAATGGTCTTCTCGAAAAGTTTAATAACCTTGTTTCTCGATTAAGCGGAGTCTTTCTTCGAGTCAAGTTGGAGTTAAACAAAGAGCAAATCCTTGCGGAACCGCTTAAGGCAATGCAGAAAATCGGGATCGAACTCAACGAAGAATCTGAGCGTTTATATATTTCTCCATCTGAAACGGATGTAGAAATCGAAGCCGTGGGAGATGCAGCATGAGTAAACTTCCGTTGGAAGTCCGCGAGGTTTTGAAGAATATCCAAGACCTCGCCGCTACAGATTCAAATCAAAGCGATAATGTGGATGAAATCTATCATCTGACGGAACGAGTTCTCGCCAAGTATGACGAAGTAGAAACTACTCCTGAGTTATGAGTTACGAAGAGGGTTCGACAGAATTAAAACATGCGGAAGATCTTTGGATAGATCACTGTGAATATTTCCTTCGTCGCGGTTGGACTCCAAGACGTTGGAAGGATCTTCCAGAATATATAAAGACCGAGAGAATGAAAAAATATTACGCAGAGCTAAAGAGAAGGATAGAAGGAAGAAATGAGGAGAAATAAAAAAT